GAAGCCTTTTTATATTGTTATCAAATTGATCACTCTATAAGAGTAATCTGGTTACTAAATCTGTCATATTTTATTTATTAGTTTTTGTCCAACTTCAGTTAATCTTGCAATATCAGCCTCACTAATGGTAGTATCTACATCCTTTTTATCTTCATCCCAACTAAATTTTGTTATGTCAGATACTTCTAGTTTCTATGTACTATTTGTTTGTGCTATGATATAAGCAACCATTCTAGCCTGTTCCCAGCTATCTTTATTCCTTAAATATATATTACTTAACAACGGTTCTATTTCATACATTTTCATTTTATCAAGTATATATTCAGGAGATAATCCCCCTTGAAAAACTAAGATTGAGTATATTTCAGATATTGTTAGAATTTTTTTTTAGAATCTTCCTTTGTTGATTCTGTATATGTATTTCTTTTTTCAGCTTCATTATTTAAAAAGTCAGTAAAGTCCTTTAATAATGATGGGTCTTCATCAATATCGTTTATAAAGTCATCGAAAGATAAATTAGCTTCTGAATTACTAGCCATTATAACGCTATAAAAAAGTATTAATTCATCAGATAAAGAATCTATTGAAAATGGTTTCTTTGTTATTTGTTCAAATAACATCATTGCTCTAAAAGTATATTTTAAATTATACTCGTTTCCTTTTATTTTCATTGTTTATTAATTTATAAATAAAAATACCCTTCATACTTGGAAGTACAAAGGGTTATATCTAAATCATTATGCTGTAACTGGTACTTTGGTAAGCGCGCCTGTTCCTGTATATTGTACAGTGTAGGTTGCCTTATCTGAACCAGAAGGCGCATTTAGTTGTAATGATTTGATTAAAATCTTTCCAGTATAATATATAACTCCTGATGTAGTTGTGTCTGGTGTCCATCCGCCAGAAGGTGGTGTGTCTGTTGTACCACCCTTAACACCCATTATAACAGTAATAGCAGTTCCATTTATCATATACTCAAACAAATCATCATATAACAAACCTTCTTCACCTGTAATAGCATATAGGTTTTCAGACTATCCAGACCAACTCAACATATTAAGTTCATTTTCTGTCCAATTACCCCCTGAATCTTTATTGGTAATTTCCTTTATATCACCATCAACAGTCATAGTATGACTAGTTGCAAGTGCTATAGATTTACCAGCGACAAAGAGCATTAAATCTTTTCCTTTTATTGTCATTTTTCTTGAATTTTAAATATTAGCTTTTGTGTAAAACAATCATCTATAAAATCTTCATCAGCATCTATCAGCTGAATATCATCTATTTTAATATTATTATATGTTCCATTTTTATGTTCTAAAGATGATACTACTAATTCTGCAATACTTGCTGAATCAGTATAATTATCAGTACATACTATTAATTCTACGGTATGATCATAATTATAATAACTATCCTTAGTACTTGCAGGAGTACATCCCGATCTTTTATAAACAATAAAAGGATATGATACTGTATTATCCGCAATCAATGGAAATATTCTTTTCTATAAAACATTCGTTATACTAGCTGTACTTGTTAATATATCATATATAGCTTGACCTATTTGTAAACTCATTAGCTTTTATGTTTTTCTGCTATTTTTTGAATTGACTATGAAAGTAGTGCATCCAAACTATCAAAAACTTGTCTTTCTGATTTTTCTTGTGCATTCTTAAAGAAGTATAAGGCATTAATTTTACCCTTATATCCTCCTTTGCCACTTCTTTTTAAAGAGTGAGAATTATTATAGCCCATTATTTTATGTCCCTTTGTATATCTGTCTTTAGTACCTAATTCAAAGAATTTTAATCTAAAATCTCCCATAATATGAACTTTAGCTTCTTCATCAGATACAACATTAACTTTAATACCTCCAGTTAAAGAAGAATTATATTTAATACTTTTTTTGGAGGCATTGTTGACTTGCTGTTTTAGTTCTTGTCTACTAGTTTTAACTAGTATATTTGCAGCCTTTCTCAGTGCTTGTTTCTTAGATTTTTTCTATTCTTTACCTGTTAAATCAGCAAATAGATTTAATACCTATTGGGGATCTATTTCAATATTATTCATTTATTAGTTCTGTTTTAATCGTGATTGATTGTTTCTATTTATCGCTCTAAATAAATAATATTCTATATTTCTTACTATTCCAGATAATACGCATCTATTCTGTGACTTTATGATATATTCTTATGGTGAAATTCACATTCTACATAAAAACAACTTCATTTGCAGAAATAGCTCTACTTCCACTCTCATAATCAACTTGTGCTTTTGTTACAATAAAAGTAGTCCACTATTTAACATTAGAACCATCATTATTTTGAGTTACAGTTTGTTGCTATATGGTTATTTCTTCAGTTAAAAGTCCTGCTCTCATAATTAATAGTGTTTATATAATCCTAATAAATATTCATAAGTGTAAGGTACTTTCTGAACAGAACAAAAAGCTGCAGGTTCTCTATTAGAATATAAATTACCAACTAAGAGTAAAATAGATTGAACTACAGTAGGTGGTAATAAGCCATCTACTAGTAGTTCATCTAAAGCTATGTCTAAATGTAAGGCTACTGCATCTTCTGCAACTTTTATTAATTCTAATATATAAGAATCATCATTAGTAAAAGTTTCATCTATTTGTAAATGTTTCTTTGCTTGTGATACTGTTACATACATAGCTCTTAACAATTATAGATTGATTAAGCAAGTATCTTTACCCCAAAAGATGCGCTACGTCTTGGTTTTGCATCAAAATAGGCATTCACAACTAATCTTACATTACCGTTAGCGGCTTGTGAATATGGATCCACAGTCAAATCAATTCCTCCCCATTGTCCAATTACATAATCAGCGAAGTTACCAATCAAAACACCTTTACTTGTAACACTAGAAGTAGAATATACAGGAAGACCATCAATTTCATTGTCTTCCATCAAGAATTGTGCTGTACCAGTTGCTTTAGCTGTAGTTTTTAATGTAGCCTTAGCAGATGGATTTACAATATAAGCAATGTTTCCATATACATTGTTATTCTCCAAATTAGTTTCCATTGTTACAATATCACTAAATGTAATTGCGGCAGTATCAGCTGTTACTCCATTGAATATACCTGCAGGTTGTGTTGTAGACCCAGCAGTTAAACCTAAAATAGTAGCTTCGAGCTTATTCGTAATAGCCATAACTAAGTCATTCATTAACATTTGGTCAGCAGCATTACTATCTTGTAACAAAAATTGTTTTGAGACATCAACATAAGCAGTTAATCTCTTTGGCGTCAAAGATACTTCTGACATTGTGCCTGCACCATCAGCAGCTGTACTAGTTTCACCCTTCCAGGTTACGTTACTTCCTGAATATACAGGAATTGATACATCACCAATAAGTCCAGTTAAAAATTGTGCTCCAGCTTGTGCCAATACTAAATTAGCTCTTAATGGTTCTAATATGCCTAATTTATCTTCTGCGACATTTTCAATACCTTCACCAGTTACTGTTGCTGCTATAGCTGCTCTTTCTTCTATAGGCAAAACGATCTATCCATTATAAGACTGTCCAGATTTTCTCATTTCAGCTTTACCGGCATCTACCACATTTTGACATCTTTCGTCTAAAGGTTTGCCATTAGCTACACTATTAATAGCTTTTATCAGTGAAAATTTTTCTTTACTCATAGTTCTTTTTTCTGTTTTATTTAAATTGTTTGTTATCTTTCTCATTTCTACATCTATATCTTCCATCTATTTGTTAAGTGAATCAAATTCTTTTTGTTCGTCATCATTTAATCTCCTAGATTCTTTCTATGCGCCATCTAACAACCCATTAGCTTTAATCTTGAGCTATTCTTTTTTGTCTGTTAATTCCAATGTATTAGGCATTATTTAATTTCCTTTCTAAGTTCATTGTAATAATTATCTAGCTTTGTTTTTTCTTCTTTTTTGAACTAATCTAATCCTCTAGTATCAGCAGTAACAGAAGTAGCATCATAGGCTGCCCTATATACTGGAGACACATCTAGAATTTGTGAGAAGCTATTAATTGTTCTCAGATAACTACCATCAGATCTTTTTGTCCAACTATCATCACCAACCACAAAAGCGAATGAGCTTGCTGTAATATCTTCTCTTTTAATACCTTCTAATAATTCATCCCCTAACACCGTATTAGGAGCTTCAAAGGTGTATTTTAAACCTCTTTCATCAATCGTTAAGGATAAACTTCCTGAACCATTTCTATATCTAGCCAAAACACCTCTATCTTCGTTGTGATCTAGTAAACATAAAATATCAGAATTATCTAAGACTCCATCTAGTGCTCGAGGCTATATTATTTCTGTAAATCCTCCTAGATCGTTAGATTCACTATTAAAAATTAAAGCATAGCCAGTCACTTCTCTATTTTCAGGAGCAGTAAGTACTGAATCTGTATTTCTTATTTCTTTTACCATATTAGTTATTTTATTTTTCAATTATTATACATTAATTTGTATGACAATTATTGTTCCATTATAATATCATTATAGATATAATGAGTACTTTAAACGTCATTGTTATGTTTCACTTAAAACGTGGAGCCATATTCAATTATCCATTAGGGAAATCTGTTGCAAAACTAGATAAAGCCTTAAGTCTTGAACTAAAATTAGACCAACCACTAGTAACTTTATATGTAGCCAAACTAGCATCAGGAACATA